CGCAGTCGATGTTTTTAACCGTCCGTTTTTTGTTCCTCATCGTAATGTTGCTATTCGTGATTTCACTGATGAAGTGAATCGCGTTGCTGGTGATAACCAGCTTAATAAGCATCCCGATGATTTTGATTTGTATTTGCTTGGCGAATTCAATGATTCTTCTGGCACATTTATTAATAATGAGCCTCAGGTTCTTGTACGCGCTAAAGACCTTTTGCAGTCGTCATGACCCTTGTAGCCCTCCGGGGCTACTTTTTTTTTTCTTTTTGGAGTTATTTATGTTTCACAATAAATCGGTTGATGCACATAATTTTGCAATGGTTCCCCGTGCTGACATCCCCCGCTCTAGATTTTCTATGCAGAAAACTCTTAAGACTACTTTTGACAGTGGTCTTTTAGTTCCTATTATGTGCGAAGAGGTTTTACCCGGAGACACATTCAATGTTAATGTCACGATGTTCGGCCGTTTGGCTACCCCAATATTTCCGGTTATGGATAACCTCCATTTGGACTCGTTCTTTTTCTTTGTTCCTAATCGTTTGGTTTGGACGAATTGGGTTAAGTTTATGGGGGAGCAGGATAACCCTGCCGATTCTATTTCTTACACTATCCCTCAACAAGTATCCCCAGTTGGTGGATACGCTATCGGGTCCTTACAGGACTACCTTGGTCTTCCGACAGTTGGTCAAGTCGGTAATGCTAATACGGTTTCACATTCGGCGTTGCCTACCCGTGCTTACAACTTAATTTATAACCAGTGGTTTCGTGATGAAAATCTTCAGAATTCCAGAGTTGTGGACAAGGGTGATGGCCCTGATGCCTCCCCCGCTACTAACTACTCAATCCTTCGACGTGGCAAGCGTCATGATTATTTCACTGGCTCGTTACCGTGGCCCCAAAAGGGTGGTACAGCTGTAACCCTTCCTTTGGGTACTTCTGCTCCTATTGTTCGTACTTCTAATGCTGCCAATTGGAAAGCTTATGTTAATGGTACCAATACACTTATTGCTGATGGCGATGTTCGCGTTGGCAGTGGTGTTGGTAACATGGAAGTCGCTTCTGTTAACAGTTTTTCTCTAGACCCTGTTGGTGGTCTTTACGCTGATCTTTCTACTGCTACTTCTGCTACTATTAATCAGCTTCGTCAATCTTTTCAGATTCAAAAGTTGCTTGAACGCGATGCTCGTGGTGGTACTCGCTACACCGAGATTTTGCGTTCTCATTTTGGGGTCACATCCCCTGACGCTCGTTTGCAGCGTCCTGAGTATTTGGGTGGTGGTTCTACACTTATAAATATCTCTCCTATTGCACAGACATCAGGTACTGGTGTTTCTGGTCAATCTACCCCTCAAGGCAATATTGCCGCGATGGGTACTTATCTGGCTAAAGGCCATGGTTTTACTCAATCATTTGTGGAACACGGTTATGTGATTGGTGTCGTTTCTGTTCGCGCTGATCTTACTTATCAGCAAGGTCTTCGGCGCCACTGGAGCCGTTCTACTCGTTACGATTATTATTTTCCTGCTTTTGCAATGCTTGGTGAACAAGCTGTTTTGAACAAGGAAATTTATGTAACGGGTGGTTCATCCGATACGGATGTTTTCGGTTATCAGGAGCGTTGGGCTGAGTATCGCTACAACCCTTCTGAGATTACCGGTTTATTTCGTTCTACTGCTGCGGGCACTATTGACCCGTGGCATTATGCACAGAAGTTTACTTCTTTGCCTACTCTTAATTCTACTTTTATTCAGGACACTCCGCCTCTTGCTCGCAATTTGGCTGTTGGTGCTGGTGCAAATGGACAGCAGCTTCTTCTCGATGCTTTTTTCAATGTTAATGCTGCCCGTCCTTTGCCTATGTACTCTGTACCTGGTCTTATCGATCATTTTTAAGCTCGTGCGGTTTACACCACATGAGCCGAAAGGCTATTTATGCTCGATTGGCTTAAATCTAATATTACTGCTCCTATTGCCACTGTTGCTTCTGGTGTCGCTGGTTTTCTTGGTCAACAAGAAACTAACGCCCAGAACAGGCAGCTTGCTGCCGAAAACACTGCTTTTCAGGAGCGCATGAGCAACACTGCTTATCAGCGTCAAGTCAAGGATCTTGAGGCTTCTGGCCTTAATCCTATGCTTGCTTACGTGAAAGGTGGTGGTGCGTCTACTCCTTCTGGCACTGTGATGCCTATGCAGAATGCTGTTGCTTCTGGCCTTTCTTCTGCTGAGTCTGCTGCTCGTTCTTCTTTGACTACTACTCAAGTTCCTAAGACTAAAGCTGAGACCGAAAAAATCGGTGCTGATACCGTTGTTTCTCGAGCTCAGCGTTTTCTTATTGAGGCTCAGACTTCTCTTGCTGGTGTTACTGCTGATGAGAAGCGTGCAAATTTGAATTTGCTTGAAGTTCGTGCAAAGCAGATCACCGAGGAAATTAAGAATATTCCTCTTGAAGGTGATCGGCTTATTGCACTTGCTAAGCAGCTTAAAGCTTCTGAAGCTCTTATTGGTAAGCAAACATTGACCGAGGAGCAGCGTCGCGGCCAAGTCACTTGGCTTGCTACTAAAGCTATGCTTGAGGGAGATTTGTTGACTTTGGAGAAGAATGCTATTAATAAGGCTGAGAATTTTGGTAAAGAGTTTGGTCAGTACAAGCCTTTTATCGATACTCTTGTTTCTATTATCCGTATGTTAAAACGCTAAGGAGTTTTTATGAAGTTTGTTTCCGCTTATGATAATCACGACGCCCGTTCTAATGAATTTGGGCTTAAGTGTTTGGATCCTTCTCTAACGCAGCAGCAGTTTAGAGATGAATCTGATATCAACAATATTGTTGATCGTTTTATGAAGACTGGCCATTTGCCTGAGCCATCTTCTATGCCCCAGTATGTTGATTATGAGGGCGTTTTTGATTTTCAGTCTGCTATGAATGTCGTGCGTCAAGCCGACGAGAATTTTATGCGTATGGATGCTAAAGTTCGTGCAAGATTCCACAATTCCCCACAGGAATTTTTGGAGTTTTTTGCTAATCCTGACAACGGTCCTGAGGCGGTTCGCCTTGGACTGGCGGTTCCTAACGCCAAGCCCAAGGAGTTTTCCTCGTCCGTTGTTGAGCCTGCATCGCCAGGCGTTGCCGCTGCTTAAGCGGCTTTTGGTACAGTTCGCTACTTGATGTAACTGTACCTATTGACACCTTTTGTTTTTCTGTTCTACTGGAGACTCTTATGAAACCACTTCATCGTCACAGCGCTAACAAGCACGAGAGTGCTGCTAGCTTCAAGCGCAACGTTAAGACCACTAAGTTGATTAACATCACTGCTGGTCCTATGCGCGGCGGCATTCGTCTATAAGGTCCAGGTGTGCTCCACTCTTTGGTCACACCCTCAACACGGGCCTATCAAGTGCGGACAATGCATAGAGTGCCGACTAGCCTACTCGAGAGAGTGGGCGATTCGTATCACTCACGAGCAACAGATGCATCAGGTGTCTTGTATGCTGAACCTCACGTATAACGATGTTTGGTTACCCGAACATGGTCAACTTTTTAAAGAGGACCTGCAGCGCTTTTTTAAGCGTCTGCGTAAGGCGGGTTTCAAGTTCCGTTATGTGGCTTCTGGCGAATACGGCGATCAGACCAAACGTCCGCATTTTCATATTGCGTTGTTTGGAGTTGATTTTTCTGTTGATCGTCGCGCTTTTGGCCGTGCTGTTGGTGGTGACCGTACCTTCACTTCTGATTTCGTTTTAAAGGCTTGGCCTTATGGAAATCATTTGATCGGTACACTTAATTTTGAGTCTGCTGCATACATTGCCCGTTATATCTTGAAAAAGATTAAGGGCTTGCAACAACCAGAGCCTTTGTATGTTGACGAAGTCACTGGCGAAATGGTGTTGCCTAATCCCGAGTTTATGTTGATGTCTAAAGGCATTGGCCGTTCTTGGTTTCGGGATTTCTTCATGTCGGATGTTTTTCCGCATGCTTCTGTCATTACCTTACAAGGTACTAAAGCTCCTGTTCCCCGTTATTACAAATCATTATTGAAGGAGGTTGGGTCCGATTTAGCTCTGGACATGCAGTATCGTTCTTCGGCTAGAGCCGAAATGGAAGTAGAGCGTATAGCGTCTGAGAATTTGCCTTCTAGGAAAATTTCTCGTTCTCTTGTTTCTTCTTCCCGTTCTAATTTATCTCAACGTAATCTATAATTTATTAAGGTCATATCATGCATTTATTTGTTCTTTGTGATAAAGATTTCGCAGCTGTAGTCTTTAACCGTCCTTTTTTTGTTCCTCATC